GATCACCAGTTGAGCGAAGGCCGACTCGAGCTGACGGGCAGCTTGACGCAGCTTGTTCTTGCTCACAGCGGTGTTCACAGCAGTGCGGGCGGTGCCGTTTGCGTAGACCACGTTGGTGCCGCCACGGACCACACCGTAAGAGATCAACTCTTCGATGGAGGCCATGTGCTCGCCAACCAGCTTGACCATGTCGCCGGGGATGTCATCCTCGTACATGGCTTCGGCTTTGCTCGACAGCTTCATCAGCACGCCGTACTGCTGCAGTGTGACCTGCACGTCTTGGTATGTGATGGTGCGCGAGCCAGGCGTGACGCCTTCTTGCAGCAAGTAGTTGCTGGTGGTGATGTTGGGTGCGCCGTTGGAGCCAGCGTCGATCGGCAGAGCGCGACGGAACACCACGGTGTCAGTCTTGTTCTGAGGGATCGGCTTCTGTGTACCGAAGGTGGACAACACTTTGATGGGCATGGCGTGCTTGAGCATTTCGCGCTCGGCCATGATGAGGTTCCGGCTAGGAACAAGGGAATAGGTTTGCATGATCAGTTACCTTTTTTGCGATCAAGTTCATCTAGGTAGCGCCAGTACTCCTCCGGCGTCATGTCCTCGACGGCTTTTGCCCTGGCTGTGGAGCCCGAGCGGCCGGTGGGGATTGCCGCCGCAGCAGACAGTCGCTGCGTTCTTTGTGACGTTGCCGTGCTTGCTGCCTGGGTGTGCAGGTCCAGCAGGCGCACTGCGTCTTGCGGGCTTTCGCTCGCCGCAAGCATTTGCACCTCGCGTGGTTGGCGCTGCAGCCATCCAACAAATTCGGGCGTCTGTACACGATCCTGCCAACCCGGGTGCCGAATCTCGACTGCCACCTCAGCCCTCAGACGGTTGATTTCATCGGGGCTCACGCCAAGCTGCTGGGCCTGCTGGGGCTGCGCTGCGAGGCGCTGCTCCATGTTGCTCAGTCGCTCGTTGAGAGCTGACTCCATCGCGTCCGCGAACTCGGGATAGTCGCGTTTGAGGTTCGTCATTGCCTCGGGGTTTTGCTGCGCCGCGCGGATCTCTCCGGCTGTTGGCGCTTCGCCACCCTTCGCTGTGACTTGTTGAGCCGCCTGAACCTGTTGCTTCAGTTGACTGTTCAAGCCACCAATGTGACCCTCGGCATTTCGTAGACGACTCGTGACTTGGCCAAGCATGGTTTCAAGTCCAGTGATCTTGTCCAAGAGTGCTTGCTCCGCCGTCGGAGCTGCTTCTTCACCACCACCATTTGCATCGGCCTCTTCGGCGGGTGCGGCGGGAGTGGATTCAGCCGGGCTCGGCGTGCTCTCTGGTGGGAAGTCCGTCGCGTCGTCGGCCGGCTGCGCGCCTCCGGCCTCTTCTGCTTCGAGCTGGTCCCAGATCTTCTGTGCTTCGTCTTGCGGGTTAACGGTTTCCTGTACGTTCATTTCAGTTGCGTCTCTCTTGGTGGTCATTGCTGACCGGGGGTGCCAACGCTGAGAAGTTCTTCAGGGTCGACGGCTTGACTCAGGCTGGCCTCATCGGCCAGGCTGAGAATCTTGGTGAGCTCTCTGATCCCCCCACGGATCAGGGCTGTCTGCTCGACGCCGTATGACGGGCTGTCGTTCAGCTTTCGTAGTTCATCGACGCGTTCGTTGATGTGCTGCGAAAGCCGCTTCCATGCTTGTGAGCGGAAGTCCTCTTGTCTCAAATGCGTCCCCGAAAATAAAAAGGGCACCCGGTGAGGGGTGCCCTAAGTTTCAACTTGCCAAAAGGAGTGGACCGCTGCAGACGCAGTGACCCGGGGCAGATATTAACATCATTGTGATAGGCCGTGCAAGAGATTAAATGCCGGAGCCTTGACGGACCTTAATGGCCGCCTCGGCATTGAACAATTGACGGTCGTTGTCGATGTCGATCATCTTCATGCGCTCGCGGCTGGCAATCTCTTCTTTGGTCAGCAGGCCGTCCTGCTCCATCTTGGCGAATGCCAGCTCGCGCTGCATCTGCTTGTCCTGCATGTTCTGCACGGACTCGCTGCGCTCGCGCTCGGACTGGTAGCCCAGGTTCTCGCGCTTGATCTGCATGTCCTGCGTGGCAAGCTGGGCGTCGACGGCGCGCTGCTCTTTGCGGTCCTCGATCTCCATCTGCTTGCCCTGCAGGTTGAGCTCGGCCACGGCCATGCGTGGGTCCTGCGGCGCGCCCTGCTCTTGCATTGCCTGCTGGTCCTGGGCGACCTCGTCCTCGTTCTTCATCAGCTCGTCCGGATTGACCTTGAAGGCCTTCAGGATCGCGCGCAGTTCCTCGCGCTCTTTGAGCAGCGGTGCGTAGCGTGGGTTGTTGGTGATGTTGGCCAGGTTCAGCAGCGCCTGGTTCTGGATGTCGCGCTCGATCAGCGCAGTGGAGCCGCGAGCGTCGACCTCGTAGTCGCCCTTGATGGCTGGCTCTGGGTCGTTGGCCATCTTCCAGTCGTAGTAGCGGCCGATGTGCGGGCGGGTGATGTTGTCGTCGTACAGCTTCACGCGCTGGCGCAGCACGGAGTTGGCGTTGTTGTAGAGCATGACCATGCCACCGACGGTCTCGGGTGCGCTGCCCTGCTCTCCGCCCATGATCTGGGGCATGCCCGACTCGGTGTCGGCAAACGCCATGGCGGCCTGGGCAATGGCCAGCAGCTCTTGCAGGTGCGAGTTGAACTCGAACACGCTGAAGGCCTGGCGCACGTCCTCAAGGTCGTCCTTGGCCAGCCACACCTTGTTGGGCGTGATCTCGTAGCTGCCGTTCTGGGGAATGACCATGCCCTTCTTCATGACGATCTGGCCACCCAGCGAAGTGCGGCCGTTGTCCATCACCTGACGCCAGGCGCTGTTGACCACGCGCTGCTGGTGCTCGAGCTCGTCCGGCAGGCCGTAGCCATACGGGGAGTCGTCGGCCTTGCGCCAGCACCACACGTCGATCGGCAGCGTCTCGTCGGCCACCCACGAAGGCATGGCACCGATGACCTTGTCGTTGACCATGACCAGCACGCCGAAGGTGACGTCTTCGATTGGATCGCCGGCGCGCTCGGTGAGTGTGAGCATCTCGTCGGGCTCGATCTCGCCGTGGTAGGTCCACATCTCGTAGCTGTCCTCTTGGATCACGTCACGCATGACGCGGCCCTCGGCCACGCGGATGCGGCAAGGGCTCGAGCGCAGGACCTCGCGCACGGCGTCTGTGTCATAGCCAGGCAAGCCCACGACGGAGCGCAGCTCTTTGCGGGTGACGTTGCGTCGCATCCAGAAGCCACGGCCACGCTGGTGGTCGTTGCCGCAGGCGGGGTCGAACCACACGTCCCACGGGTCCAGGCTCTGACTGGCCGGCACGATGTTCTCGTTGTACTTCAGGGTCTGCGTGCCGTCGGGCTGTGGCAGCCAGATCTTGCTGGTCTGGCGGGCCGGGAACGGTCCGTACACGATGCCGGTGCCCAGGCGCACGGCGTTCTCCACCAGCTTTCGGCTCTCGCCGTTGTACTCACACTCGGTCAGGCTGTCGTCGATCGAGTTGCGCATGGCCTCAGCTGCCTTCTTGGCAGCGTCCATGACCACGGTGGCCTCTTCGTTGGCGGTCATGCCGGTGGGCTCGCCAGTCTGCGGGTCAACGGTCGGGCGCTCGTCGCCAGTCATGTCGGCGATCTCAGGGATCGGCGTGGGCTTGATGTCCCAGTTGCGATCGTCCACGGGGAACAGGATCTCGCACATGCGGGCGATCGCCTGGTCGACCTTGGGGCGCACGATGTTGATCACCACTCGCGAGCGGTTGCCGTCTTGCGACTTGCGCGCGGGCGGGCCGTTGCGCAGCGTGTTCTCGAACTCGCCGGTGCTCTCGGTGCGCTCGCCGAAGTAAAGCTGTGCGTTTCGTCTCCAGCGCTTTTCGACGTCAGTGGTGGCGCGGTGCTGCACCCACTTGTCGCGCATCTGGGTGAAGTAGCCGTGAAGTTTTTCAACCTCTGACTTCTTCATCTCGCTGTACTGCTCTTGCGTCATCATCTGGCCATTCATCTCGATGGCCATGTCTGGGGGGAAGTCGTTGGGGTTCATTACATGCCGTCCGATCCGTTGTACGGGTTGATTGCTTTGTTGATGAGGCCACCCTGTGGGTCCATTCCATCTGCCGGCGGCTTGATCGACCAGCCGGTGTAGGTGCTCAGGTTTTTCTTTTTCTCGGGGTCAAGGCCCAAGCCATAGGAGGCGTTGATTTTTTTGTCCTCGTCGGAGTAGCCCGACATCTCGTAGGCGTCGTACTGGTCTTTGACGTCCTTGAATGCGGCCTGCTGCTGCGTCTGCTGCAGCGCTTGCGATCGCTGGGCAGCGGCTTGACCAAGGCGGCCAAACTTAAAGCCGCCCGCTGAAGGGGCTTGTGCCGCAGGCGCGATGGCCTTGTTGAACGAGTCAACGTCGCCGATCTCGAATTGAGGTTGACCCGCGCCAAGTCGGCCCGCTATGCCGCGCAGGCCGCCTGTGCGTGCGGCTGGTGCTCCAGGCGCTGCGGCAGGCATCGATGCAAAGCCAGCGCGGGCAGCCTCTGCGGCCATGGTTGAGGCCTCAGCCTCTTTGCCCATGCGGATGGCGTTGGTGTACTGCATCACAGCGCCCTGAGCCACCTGTGGCGGCATCTTGCCGATTGCGGCGGCAAGTGTCGGGTCGGCCTGTTGCATGGCCTTCCAGCCGGCGTCCAGCACTGCAGCGGGGTCGGTGTTGTTTTGCGCGGCCTTGCCGGAAATTGCGCCGCGAATGTTTGCAAATAGTTTTGAAGCCATGATGTTTTCTTTCTGAGATTGTGTTGTTAGATCGCGCGCTTGATCGAGCGCCAGTCGAGTGCTGGCATCGCGCCAAGCTGGCTGCCTTGCATGCGCATCGCGTCAATCTCAGCCAACGTCATCATGGGCGGCGGAGCGCCCCGATACGCGAGCGAAGGGCCGTATGTGGGCCTGGCTGCCGGCGCGGCTGGCGGAGGGCGCGCGGGAGCTGCGGCTGTCGGTACTGGCACTGCCACCTGCTGCGGTGCGCCGGCGATCATTTGGGCCTGGCGCTGCTTCTCTACAGCCACCACCTGAGCGGCCTGCTGCGCCGCAGCCTGCTCGGCCTGCAGGCGTCGGTTGCCCTCTGCTTGAGCGGCCGCCATTTGCGCTTTGTCTTGCGATGACATGCCGCCACGCATTCTCGAGATGATTGAAGAAAAGCCCATGATTTTTCCTTAGTACCCAGTGACTTCATCAAGCGCGGCCCACGCATGCTCGGAGCCCGTAGGCACCGCCCATGTGTCGTCCTCGTCTGGCCATGGCAGTGACAGCGACGGCTCGTCCAAGCGAGCCAGGGCGTCCATGCCGTCGTCAAATCTGCCCACCGGGAATGTGGCGTACTCGACGTCGATCAGCTCTTGCACGAGGTCGTGCTCGACTTCTTTCTGATCAATGTATTTCATCTGCTGCGGAAACCACATGCGGCCACCCTCGAACCACGGGATCAGGCGGCGAATGCGTGCGTTCTTCTCGACGGCACCGGCCACCTCGTGGATCTTGAAGCGGTACTGGCGCTGCTCCATCTCGTGCTGGATGTGCGCGATGTCGCCCATCATTCCGTAGCGCTCGTAGCGCACCTGCATGGGCTTGTGTTTCTTGTGCAGCTCGAACAGCTTGTCGGCGCGCTGCGTGAGGCCCAGGCGATCGATGACGCCATCGAGTAGGTACGCGTTGCCGTCTGAGGCAAGGCCAACCACCCACATGACGGTGCGGTCGGACTTCTTGCGCTTGTTCGTGCTGTTCTTGCTTGGGTCTCCGGCCGGGTCGACCAGGATCACCTTGTTCATCTTTTTCGGCGCGACGTTGTAGCGGCTGATCCACGAGCGCTTGAACTCAGCACCCTCGAGCGGGCGCGGCTCCTGCTGGTACAGCGAGATCCACGAGCGTGGATCGGACTGGGCCTGCTGCACCATGGCGTCGGTGAACCATTCCTTCCACAGGCGCTCACCTGGCTCACGGCCAAGCGGGTCGTTCTCGCTCGCGATCATCGGCAGCTTGATGACCTTCCAGCGCTGGGGCTCGCGCTCGAGCAGGCGGCCAGCAAGGTCGTCTTCGTGCCAGCGAGTCATGATCACCACGATGCGGCCGCCTGGCTTCAGTCGGGTCAGCAGGTCGTTGGTCCACCACTCCCAGGTCTTCTCGCGCACGCGATCGCTGTCGGCATCCTCGCGGCTTCGCACGGGGTCATCGACCACGATCAGGTCACCACGTCGGCCGGTGATCGAGCCACCCACACCGACGGCGGTGTACTCGCCACCGTGGCTTGTGCCCCAGCGGCCGGCGGCGGTGCTGTCAGCGGCGAGCGTGACGTTGAACAGGTTTTTGAACTGGACGTCGTCAACGCCGTTACGCACCCGGCGGCCGAAGCGCTCGGCCAGCTCAGCGGTGTGCGATGCGGCAATGATCGAGAGCTGCGGGTTGCGGCCTGCGAAGTACTCGGGGAAGTAGACCGAGCCGTAGGTCGACTTGGCAGAGCCAGGCGGCATCATCACCAGCAGCCGATCGCAGTCGCCCTTCTCCACCTCGTCGAGCGCCTTGGTCAGCAGCTCATGGTGCGGGGCCAGGACCATGTCATCCGGCAGCCGGTAGCGGCAGTACTCGGTGAACGTCTCGCGGGCCTTGCGCCGGGCCAGGAGCTCGAGGGCGGCGTCGGCTGGCGTGATCACTTGCGTTGCTCCTGTGCGGCCTGGGCTGCGATCTTGAGGAGCTCTTCGTCTGTCATGGCCAGCAGCTTGACCGGGCCACCGTTGGCACCCGTGAGCTCGACCTTGGACTTGTCGCCATACGCGGATGCGTGCAGCTTCGCGGCCACCTTCAGGTTGGTGTCGATGGCAGCGCGCAGGCCTGCGGCGTCGCCAAGCGTTGCCGCCTTGCGGCCATAGTCCAGCGCAGCGTCGACCAGGTTGTGGGCGCGCTCGATGCCCGCCATGGCGTACTGGTCGCGCGTCTCTTCGCTGTCCATCAGGACCTGGCGCAGCTTCCAACCGGCGATCTTGAATGGCAGCGAGTCGGCAATGGCCTGAAAGGACTCACCCCAGACGTAGCGGTCGAACACCTCGTCGGCCACGGCCAAGACGTCTGCCTTGAGCTGCTCGGCGGCGGTGCGCTCGGGCTGCTTGTGCAGTGCGGTTCCGAGGCGGGTGTCTTTTTGCTTGGTCATGGTTCTGGGTGGGTGGCCCCTCGGTCATCCTGCCTTGAAGGGAGACGATCTTGTTGGCGAGAGCCGGGGGCCGTAAATGAAAAAGCCCGCACGAGGCGGGCTTTGTTGGGCGTAGTTGCCCGGGGAGGACTATAGCATTGTGATACTGCGGGGTCAAATTCAGTCGTCAATGCCCTGCGGGATGCGCGTCAGGCCCTGGCGGGTGCATAGCGTCAGAAAGCGCACAGCGGCCTCGACTGCCTCGCGGTCGGACTCCATGCCCCACTCGCGGCGCAGGTAGATCAGCGACGCGGCGATCTCCGGCGACAGCGTCGTGTTGATGGTGCGGCCGCCTTCCTTGCGCCGGTACTTGCGCTGGCGCTCGGCCCCAGTCATGGCATCCGGGTTGCGCGATCGAAAGCCCCTGCGCGCCGTCAGTGCCTGGGCGCTGATCTTGTCGGGCTCGGTCATGACAGGATGGCGCTGGCCAGCACGGCGTACAGCAGCAGCGCCAGCACGCCAAGCATCCACTTGGCCAGCTCGCGCACCTGGCCGCGCCACCGGGTGGGCGGCAGGATCTCGCGATCGAGCATCACGGGCCGGGCCTTGGCCACCTTGGCGGGCGTGCCGTAGCTGCAGGTGCAGGCGTAGCCGCTCGCGTCGTAGCCCAGGCCGTAGCAGTGTTTGCAGGTGCGGACAGGGCAGTCGCGGCCCTGGTGGCAGTCGTAATCACAGCAGTTCATTGTTTCACCCGATCTTTGTAACGATTGAATCTCCACGACGTGGCCTCGGTCTCGACGCGCTGCCAGACCACCTCGCGCTCTTGCTCATTCATGCCGCTCCACTGGGCCACCTCGAGGTAGGTGCGCCCACAGCCCTTGCAGACCTCGTCGTAGAGCGTGGTGCAGACGGCGATGCACGGGCTGTCGGGGCGTGTCATTCGTTGGCCTTCGGTGTGCAGGTGTGGATGTAGGCAAGGTCCCTGCTCAGCGTTGCGCCGCATTGTTGGCACGCCTTCGGACCCTCGGGCAGGTCACGTTGAAAGATGGCGTCCCAGCGCTTGCTCCACTCGTCGTGGGCCACGCTGAATGGACGTGGTGATGATCCCTTGCCGCCGTCGCTCATGTGTTCATCTCCTGAATCAGCGCTGCGCACAACTCACGAGCCGCGCCATTGCCGCCGTGGACGGACACGACCACGTACTCCCTTTCCACGCGCACGCCCTGCATCAGCCCAACCCATTGCCGCTGTGCTGCGGGTGATATGGCTTTGAGTACGGCAACTGCCTCATCAATAACACCCGCCTCATCGTGATCTCCTTCCAGCCTACGCAAGTCGGCAACGCCATCAAGACGACGGACAAGACACGATGCTTGCTGCACAGGTGCTGCGGGTGGGGTGGTGTAGAGCATCCCGGTAAAACCTTTGGGCAAGTTTGACTTGGCAATCTCCCCTTGGTAGATGAAAAGTGATGGTTCCTGCACAGGGGCTGAACGGGCTTGCTTGATGGCGGTGATGGCTGCTTCATGCTTCAACAAACCATCCTCCATCCCAAGCAAACGCGCTTGGCGTGATGGGTAATTCCCATACAGCTTTTTGGCGTTCTCATAGTCCTCACGCACAAGGTCAACGCTTTCTTCCAACGCCTCCAGCGCCTTGTCGAGTGCTTCGTCTTTTGTCATAAACCCATCTCCTTTCTGATCTGTCTAACTCTCGTCTCGGTCACGCCGACCTCGTCGGCGATGGCCAGTGGCTTGACGCGCTCGCGCAGCAACTCTTCGATGCGCTGGCGTCGCGTGTGTCTGCTGGTGCGCTGCTTCTCGCCGCGTTGCCAGGTCTCTATGAACTCCTGCACGCGCTTGATGCCGATGCTCTTGATGACCGTTGCCGGCAGCTCGATCGTGGTGATGCGGCGGCCGTCCTCGAGCTCGTAGCGGCGAGACTTCATGCCGTCGGCGCGCGTGCGTGTCTCGAGGCACTTCATGCTGCGTCCTTCAACAACGATCGCAGCTCGACGACGCGCGCGGCATCGCGCAGCTTCGACGGGTTGGTCTTCTTCATGATCTCCAGCGCCACAGCGATGAATGTCTCGAGCTCGGCGCGCTCTTCGTCGCCCCAGCCGATCAACGCTGCGACGCATGACTTCAGGCGCTCGTCCTTGAGCTTGTCGATACGCTCGACCAAGTACTCGAGGTCTTCGTGCGGGACGTTGGCCCGCATTTGCACCAGCTCGATCATGCGAGCGGCCATCTCGATGGGCAGGTCGCTGGGCATGCGCTCGCGCCTGGTCATGCTGCCGCCCCTGTCACCCACGAAGTGCGGACCGCCGGCAGTGCGCGCCCAGTCTTGGCGGCTCGCCGCTTGCGCTCTGTGTCGATGTGCCTGGCGTAGCTCAGCGTGTCACCCATCATCTTCTGGTGCTTGCGCGCCTGGCGCTGGGCCTTGGTAAGTGGCGCGGGCTTGTCGGCATCCTTGCGCGGCCTGACGGCGCGGTAGATCGGGCGCGGGTACATGCGCTCGCACTGCTCAACGTCGTGCGTCCAGTCGTGGATGTAGATGCGCTCGTCGTCCTTGAGGTGGTTCAGGTAAGCCTGCACCCAGCGCTTGCTGATCGGAACCGCCTCAGCCAGCTCGTGCGCAGTCATGCCGCGCTCTTTGAGCAGCTCGCGGATCTTGGCCAGCTTGATGCGTGCGGCCTCGGTGGTGAAGCTCATGTCAGCCATGGTGCCTCCTCGGTCTGCTCGCGTTGCTGGCGCTGATACGCGCGCTGCTGTGCGGGTGTCCACGGTGTGGGTCCGGTCGGGGGTGGGAATGGCCAGCTCATGACACCCACTCCTGGCCGAGGCTGCACCACGTCACCCGTTCGCTGTCGAGCAAGATGTGACCGCCAACAACGTCCTCTTGCGGG